GAAGGGCTAAGTACGGTAGATGACGTGCAGGGTGTTGCTTGGCCTACGGTCTGATGAAAGTCCTCGCCTTGGCGCTCGCCCTGATCGCCGCGCCTGTGACGGCACAGAAACATAATGGCAGATTTAAGCAATTGGCCTGCCTCGACAGAAGCCTATTCTGTAAGAGTATTCCGCTCCTTCCTGATTGCCCTTAATATTAGGTAATTGATGAATGTCAATATCATCATGGACAGCTACTGGAGGGGCATGGGACGACCCAGCGTTTGAAAGGGCTTGGGATGGCCCTGCTATTGCTCCAGCAAAAGGAGACTTAACTTTAAGTAGTTCTATTCCTACTTTTGGACAAGAATTTTTTATCTCTCCCGGTGTTGCTAATTTTGAAATAGTACAATCTTATGAGTGGGACCAACTAACAAGTTCTTGGATTGATTCTACTGGTGATTGGAATTCTGGACCCCTTCCTCAAATGGCTGTTGGGACAAATACATCTGTTGATAAGTCAGACCTCACATTTACAGCTTACTCTCCAGATATTGGGAGAATGTATAAATTTGTAGTAAGCGCCCCAACGCTTACTCTAACAGGTAAAGTGCCAGCTAATGGGGAAGGGTTTGTAATTTCTCCTGAAAATGCTTCAATACAGTTATTACAAACATATTCTTGGGATGACTACGGAGGCATTTGGTCTGCTGCTGCCACAAATTGGGATGATGTAGCGTTTGCTCCTAGTGCTGTAGAAACCGGACAGAATCAGCCAGATGCTGGCTCTTTGACACTTACTGGATTAGTACCTACTTTTCAACTTTCCCAACTTTGGTATGTTCCTTCTGGAAGTATGTCCTTAACTGGGTTTGTTCCGCTATCGGTTACAGGACACATATTTACTCCAGATAAAGGAGATTTAACTGGTCTTGAATTTACCAAATGGGCTGATGTTTCTGGAGATTGGTCTAGCAGTTCAGATTCTTGGGATTTTGGAACGCTTTCCCCAAGTTTTGGCGTTACTTATACATTCACTATAGATGCGGCAGGAAATCTTGTATTTACTCCATATGATTTATCGTGGCCACAGGT